CTGTTTGAATGTCACTTACTTTCCAGTGAAAGTCACATTGCATTTTGGCATCAATGTTTTGTGCAAACACTACACCACCACGACTGGTTTGTGCACCTTCTTCACCAATGCAAAACCTCAGTTGACGATCACGGATCTGTGGATTGAAGTATTGCTCCACACTGCTGAGTCCATTACCAGCCCAAATAAACTGTTGAATGCTGCTACGTGCGGGATTTACTGTGACCTCATACTGTGGCTCACGAACTTGTGTGTTGGCTGGCAGCAGTTCACGAGGCATAAAGCGATAGTAAATTTCAGTTTGACTTTTGTTAACATAAGTCAAACTGGCAATAATACTTTGCCCGTCACGACTTTCTGTGTTGACAGTGATAGTGCTTTCCACCGCAGTGTATTCAGGATCATTTGTGATAATGTTCAGCATGTTGAGGTTCTTGAGCCCAAAACTACCTGACAGTTCGGGAACAGGCTTGGTAAACTTGCCTTTAACCAAGCAGCGATCCTTATCAAATGCCTCAACACTTACCAGTGAGTTGTCAACATTGATTTTGATCTTTTCAAACATACCTGTGCTAGCCACGTATGTGTTGATTTCTTTAAAGATGTCTTTCAGTGTCATGAATATTTCCTTGTTGGATTATATAGTAACTGTTTTTAGATTGCAAAGCAAGCAGCTTTAGAAAAACAAGCTAGCTGCTGATGATCTTTTGCGACTGCTATCAAGATCCCAGTTTAGCACCCCCAAGAGGTTTTTGATCTTTTTGTCTATCAGTGCAGTTTCCATTTCTGCGTGATCCCAAGGCAGTTGTTTGAACCATTCGGGAAGATGATCTTGATCAATGGGATATGCAACACTGGTCATGTTCAAGGGGTTGTCGCGAAGCTTGCACACAATGATTTTGGCGCCATCTTGAATCTTCATGCTGCTGTGATCATTATACAAATCCAACAGTCGATTCCAGTTCAAACTAGCTTGCACATGCCCTGGCAAGTTTGTCTTTTTGTTTTTGTTGCCCCAAGTTTCATTTTGTGCCTTGGCCTGCTGATAAAAACTCAGCTTGTTGACTCGCTTGGGCGTGCCTTTGATCCAACCAGGCCAACTTGTGAACTCTTTGCGGAAGTCAGAGATTTGTTCAATTACCTGCTGCTGATCACTCCCCACTAGTACTTGTGTAAGCACGCTCATGAGAAACTCTTGAACCACACGCGGAGTGTCACTGCGCTTGAGATCCAAACCCATGGCTTTGATTTCACCAGGTTTCCCGTTGGTGTCTTTGCGCTTGCCTTCTTTATCAAAAATCAACACAGCATAACGCTTTTTCTTGATAAAAATGCCACGCTCAGCACAAAGTTCACGTCCAGCTCTAATAATAGCACCGTTTTGCTGTGGGCAGTTGAAAGCTTGGTTCATGAACTCAGGAAAACTGTCATTGGTCAAATCAGCAATTTTGTCATAAAGATCAACAACAGCTTCTTTTGTCCAAGAAAAATCTTGGAACTCTACAAGATTTTTCATCACAGGATATGCTGAGAAATATCCCGAGTCGGTATTATGAAGAAGCACATCATTTCCAAAGAAAAAAGGATCACCATCTTTTATAGATATATCGTAAACATAATCATCTACTTCTCCTAAACATTCAATCTTTGCTATTTTTGTGTATCCAGTATCCATTGTGCTACTTCTTCTATTATCTGACATTTATTTGCAAGATAGTCTTTCTCCCAGACTACTTTTACCCTAAACCCTAAGTCTTTTACTAAATTTAGCTTAGCTAAATCCTTAGACCATATATCATATGCATTTTTCCCTCTAATGATATCTGTTGACGAATAAATCACTGGATTCGCGTGCCAGTAATCCCCATTAAACTCTATTATGCAATCTTGATGCTTTATATCATATATAACATAAGAATTAGTTTCTGGAAGCCACTTTCCAAAAGGTTTTCCTAACGATGAATACTCAAGACTACCAACTTTACCTTCCAGTGCGGATATAAACTCTCTTTCCAAGTTACTTGTATATCTTAAACGAGATCGTGCTAATATTTTGTCAACTGCTTGATCATAACTTATTCCATAAGTTGTTGCAAGTAACTTTGGATCATGCGGAGCTTTTTTTGCTAAACATAAATCATACCAAGCTTGTTGGCCGTATTTTTCTATTACATACTCCTTACTTTTTGTTATTTTTTGTTTATCACAATATTGTTCCCATTTTTGTAAACCTTGTTCCAGTCCGTATTTGTTAACAAAGTTTACAACTGTTGAGGCCCTTTGTTTGTTATAATCATGAAACTGCTCAGCTGACCACCCGTGTTTAGTGTGTTTATATTCAAATGTATTGCTTTCGGCTTGTTTTTGTCTGTAAGTTTGCCATCTTTTATAACCTTCAATTTCCCCATATTTTTGGAGTAGGTTTTCAAGAGTTACTGCCGTCCTTTTAGCTAAGTCTTCATCAACAACTTTAGCATCAGGGTAAACCTTTAGATACTCTTGTCCATTTTTAAAACGTCCTGTGCATTTATATTTGAAATGTGTCCATTGTAATCTTGGTGAAATAAATCCGCATTCTAAACATTTTGGCATATGGCGATACTCCTTATCTGCATATTATTTATGTGTACAAGGAGGTTCTAATGTAACAATTAAATCAGTTTCAAGTAGCTCTGTTGGGGTAACTTCAATTAGAAAACCACTTCTGTCAACCATTAAACTGTGATCTTCTGTTACAGTAACATGTTTTCCATTTTCAGTAGTAATTTTGTATAACTTTTTCTTTGTCTTATGGCGCATAACATATTCAATAGGACTATTCATAGGTTCCATTTCATAAGCATTAAACCCAAAAACTCTAGTTTGAGGCCATAATCCATATTCTTTACCATCACTAGTTAATGCATGCTCAGCGCATTGCTCATATAGTTCCGCAATGGTTATGTTACCATCATCAGTACGAATAACAGTATCACCCGTTACACTGTCACCATATATGCAGCTAGCACCCAAGTGATCGTAAGTGCCTGTTATGATTTCATTAATCTTGCTTTGCATGTGTTTGACAATGCAGCGCCCGCTTAGTGTGACACTTTGAGCAACTCGCTCATCGAAAAATCTACTGCCATTGTTACCAATAGCGCCATATAGCGAGTTTAGCAAGATCTTTTGAATCAACTGACGCTGATCATAAAATGCCGTGAGTTTTTGATACTCAGCTTTTTTATCAGGATCAGTTTCTTCATCAGCCAAGCGAGCTTGATTTTTCATTTCTGCTTGAAGTTTTTTTCGATCTGCATACCACCTAGCCAATAGCTGTGGAATGATACCTGCTCGATCTTGCGAAAAAATAGTGCCATTTGCACTAAGCATCCAACCACGATTGCCGTTATAAACCAACTGTGCAAGTTCACGAGCTGTGATAGTGACATTGCCGCCTTCAGTAAAATCCACAATCAAGGGAAGTTCACTGCGGGTTTGCACTTCCTGATACTCTAGAGTTCCAAACATACCCTGCCATGATTCTGCAAATGACTTTTTTTCTTGTGTCATGCGCTTTTTAATCAAAGCTTGTGTTTGTTCAGGTCTAATATGACCCACAATAGTTTCTGGACTCATGTTCAGTGCGCGAATAGTGCTGGGATATAGGCTGTTGATGTCAACGCCACCAATCCATTCGTGCATGCCTTGCACAGGATCAGCCACATATGCACCCACAATACCCAAGTCTTCGTGTTCATGATCTTCGTCATCATCATTGCTGACTAAATCGTCATCACGATCATCGGCATGTTGAGGACGATTGGGAACAATCAAGTTGTTGTCCCAAGCTTCATTTACAATTGCCTGGTCAATCAACTTTACGCTGCCACGGGTTGTAGCCAATAGCACGCAGTTTTGATGTGCTAGATTGTTACAAAGATCAATCAACTTGCGCTTTTGATCAATCTTGACCAACAGCATGACGTCCTGACGGTTATACTCAATAAACTTGCCAAAATCTCTGTTGTAAAGTTGATCCAAGCTGCCTTCATAAGGCACTTTGCGTTCACCTGTGTCATGCTCGCCCACAAAGTCCAGTTTATAACTGTGCAGTTCTTGATAAGTGTGCTTGCGATACAAATCAAGATAGTCAAGATGCACCCGCCCCACAATTTCGTAAGTGACTTGACGCTTGCCATAAGCTTCAAACTCACGTTTGGTGGGCTGGCGATTCCACAAGCACAATCTACGTGTGTGTTCTTTACCCAAGCATTGCACGATTCTTGCATAAATGTAGGGAATATCATAAGTGGTTGAATTCCAACCACTTATGATGTCACAGTCTTCAATCAAAGACAAGAAAACATCCAACAGTTCGCCTTCTGTCTCACACAACATGGTGTCGGGAAACTGGTCTACAACTGCTTGAGCTTGTTCTAGACTCCATTTACGTGGTTTCCTCACAAGCGTAAAGCATCGTTGCATCCAAGCAAGATACACACTTACTGCTGTGATTTCATTAAACGCATCTTCAGGAGTGCTATAGCCACGATCAGGATCAAAATCAACTTCAATATCAAAAAATCCCACATGTAGTTGAGGAGTTGCGCTGTCACGATAGTTTTGATATAGACACCTAAACAAGGGGTCTATATCACTCTCCATGATTTTTTCTCTAGATAGCATGCGCAGTTCACGTTGGAACTCTTGATATCTAGTTGTTTGAAACTTAGCCAGTCTATCACCAAATATACTGACGTATTTGCCCGAGGGTTGAGGCCAGTAAACTTGATATTGAGTGGGATATGTTACAAAGTTTCTAGCTCCTTGAGCATTGCGTTCCACAATATGAACAATATTCTTTTCTCTATCAACATATCCATCAATATAAGTCACAGTTTTCTCCTAGGTAATGCAGTATTATACTTTGAGTCCAGCGTTCATGAGAACCTGTTCAACTTCATCTAGTTCTTCTCTAGTGTCTTCCAGTGCATTGCGGTTTTGCGTGTTTTTCCAAGCAATCCTAATGGCTTTGTTGAGCACGCTCTTTTTGATATCCATTTCCTCACTTACAGTGTCTACAGTTTCCTTGAGACTTTCTTTAAGTGCATGAATGTCGTTCATTACTTGCACGCCTTCGTTAACTAGATTGGTCAGCCGTGCTTTATCTGCAGGGTCCATTACGCCCAGTGACATGTGTCATCTCCTTGTTGTTTGCTAACTTTGTGCTATGTCAGTGTATTTGTCAAGGCAGCACAACAATATCTCTTGCACTAACGTTCACAGTGCTTGAAGTCCAATCTTGTCCATTGGCAGAACTAAACACTTGGCTAGGCAATAGACTGCTGGATCCCACTCGCCAACGATCTTGGAACCATGCAGCGCCTTGAAAACTATACCCGGATTGTTGATATCCTGCCCAACTTGTTGCATCAGCACTGTAGAAAATAGCACCTGAACTCACAGCCAGCATGTTGTTGTCGGGATTAACTGCTATCCACCTTATGTCAGGTTGTCCTTGTGTGACTACCAGTTCTTGACTTGCTTCCCAAGTGGGATTGACAAGCTGATCAGCTGTTAAAATTACACCCCACGCACCAAAATACCAAGTGTTTTCGCGTATTGCACTGGTGTATATGGTGCGACTGGCAAACTCCGCAGGC